TTAAAATGGATTGATCGAACTAATACCGATTTGCAAACGATCAAGCGGTTCTCCAAACATGCCAGCGTATGTGTCTGTGTACTGTGGCAAACTCGTGCCATCATCACACACAACGCCGAGCCAGCCAGCCCGTTGCGTCGTCTGGCTGCGGTAATACGCTTGCTGGTATGGCTCACCGTTAGGGGTAAGAAAGATGATTTGAACCCCGTCAATCGCTTCACCAGCAATACCGGCACAGCCGTTGACCGTATCATTGCGATCACCTTTGGTTACCCAAGGCAGCCAGCTACTCTTGACTGTGTGAACACGATACTTAACGCTTCCATGATCAACTTTGATGTACAGCAGATCATGCTGATGATTAGGCATACCAGCAAAACCGTTGTCACCAGAGCCGAAGTTGGTCACCTCATCCAGCCAACTGCCACCGAGCAAGTGCAGGCCGTAGGTCGCGTTGACATTGCCAGTTACAATTGCTTGCGGACGCGCGCTTTGTGATGCGGGTGTGCTCGTAGATGCATCTACGGTAGTTGTCCCATTAGCAAGGTCAGCCGCCAGCTTCTCCTTTGTAATGCCCCAACGTGCTAGATACCCATACGGATCAGTGTGGTCACCCCAAATATGCTGTGTTACCCACAAATGAGACTTGATGCCCGGCGTTCCAGCACCGCCAGCGTCCAAACTAGTCGGAATGCCATATTTAGCAGCCATATCACGTGCAAGCTCAATATAAACGGCATAATCCTTCTTGAAAGTTTCGGGATCACTAGTGTGGCCCAATTCAATTTGGACCGGGCTGTTAGCATTTGCCACTGTCCCAGCGCCCCACTGAACATAACCAGGTTCACCAACTTGATAAACCTGACCGCCATCGCCTACAACAAATGCCGTATAAGCAACTTCAGCAGCAATATTTCTTTTGAAGTATGCGGCATTTGCACGCGCGCCAGATTCAGCACCAACATCATGTAGAATAATGTAAAGCCGATTAGCTACTTGCGATGAGCCTTCATTTGCACCCAAAGCAAATTCTTTGTTGATGGTATAACTCATATTATTTTGCCTCCTCACTAGCTACTGGAGCAACAGATGATGGTGCCAGTTGAGCCTTAACTGCATCTGCGGCCGCCTGAGCTGCGGAAGCTACCTTATCTTGATTAGATGCTTCCTGATCAACGGTCTTTTGTGGATAGGCTTCTGCTAGGCTGTCTTTCAAATCCGCAAAAGCTTTCTCAACCGCATTGGCAATCGTCTGCTCGTCTGTGCTGGTGAAACCAAGCGACTTCAAACCATCTTTAACTGCTTGAATGGCAGTCGATTTCTTGACCGCACCATCAATAGCGGTTGTCACACCGAGCTGTTCTGCCGCTGTTACCGCAGCATTTGCCAATGGGCCTAATACCTTTACCAAAGTGAGCGCTTGCTTGTTAGCCAGCAACTGTTTTGAGATCCAAGCCCCGATGATTGGGACTGCCGCTACTGCGAGTGATACCAAAAGTTCTGTCCAATTATTCATAATTATTTTCCTTCCAATATTATATGACATCTTCTGGCGCTGGTGAGTAAGGTGTGGGCGTGGTACCAATTTCAATTTTTAAGCATGAGTAAAATGCGTTTCGACTCATATTTCTCGTATAAATATACGCTTGGACGTTTGCGGTATTATCATCAATGCTTATAGAACACCAACTTAAGCCATTAGCATTATAGCTAATCTCATTTCCATTAACTGTTGCTAAGATGTTTCCACTTTGGTCAAGAGTCTCTATCATAATTTTTGCTGACCCTCGGACTAAAACGCTTGCGTGGTCAGCATTGTTAATCATCACAGACGCACATAAATTCCCACCAAGACTTTTGTCGTATTTAATATCAGCAACTTGCATATTCCAATCGTTGGCTTGAACTACTTGGTTGCTGGTTCCAAGTACTAGGTTACGCCCGTAAACTTGCTTGCCATCGCTGAACACCTTGTCTACTGGCACACCATTAACAACGCATGCTTTGCCATTGATTGTTGGCATTTAATCACCCCTCAATAAAGTAGACGCCAGACTTGTCATCCAATGCGTCATAATCAGCTTGCGAGATGATTTTGATGACGGCATCATCACCTTTGTCACCCTTGTCACCCTTATCACCCTTAGCGCCAACGAGAGAGGCCAGCCATTGATTGACACTGCCAGAGAAGCCAGCATTGACGGCAACTTGATATGCAGAAAGTCCTTGATCTCCGGTGTCGCCTTTGTCACCTTTGTCACCGGTCTTACCAGTGTCGCCTTTGATCCCTTGGGAACCGCTTAGGTCGGCAATATATGTGAAACTAGTGCCGTTCCAAACGTAAAGTTTACCGTCGTCTGGATCATTGACGTCACTAGCAATCATGGTGAAATCACCATCAGAGAAACCATCACCATTCATTTCAGCAATGGACGGGAACGTCTTCACGATTTGGAAGTCTTTCCCCGCATCGCCTTTATCACCCTTTAGGCCGGTTGCTCCAACGAGAGATGCAAGCCATTTCGTTTGTGAGCCTTGATAGCCATTGATGACTGCGATCTGGTAAGCAGATAGGCCATCAGCACCTGTATCGCCTTTCAGGCCATTGGAAACAGCGTCGGCAACTTGCTGTTTGAGCTGTTCGCTTAGGCTGCTTAACTGCTGAATAAAGTCATCAACTGTAATGCTGCTGACGAGTCCCCCAGAAAGACCAGTGACGTTCTCATTGATTTGAAGTGCCAAAAATCCATCACTAGGATAGATGGCCGTGCCGCCGTTTACGGTGTCCCACAATTCAATCAGATAGCTGCCTACTGGCAATTGAGCCAATTGTCCGCTAGTGATAACGGCACGGTTGTCCGTGATACTGGCGCTTATCCCCAGCAGATAGCCAGAGCCGTTTTTGATTCTTACCTTTGCATCTGCTGTGAGGGCCGCTGCGCTACCATCATCGAACGCGTTCAGATGTATTTCAGTTGTGGTATCGGCAAATTTGAACTGCTTATCACCGTTGCCAAGATATAGCTTCCTCATTGCTTGCTTGTCTCCTTTCTGAGGCGCTCATTCTCACGCCTCAATCGATCATTATCTGCGCGTAATCTGTCGTTCATGTCCTCAAGCTCATCATGCTTGTTCTTCCGCTTACTCTCGCGGTAGGTCATGAAGGCAATGAGAGCCGAAGCAATACCGGCAATGTATGGAGCAGAACTGACAATAATTTTAGTTATCGCTGCTGTCACGGCTGTCACTCCTTCGTGCCAGAATCAGCACGAAGGCTGTTATGATCGCATTGCTGATCCAATTTGAGTAGATTCCAGTTGAGATGGATGTCAAGAATTGTAGTATTGTCAAGAACGACATTAAAAAGCTGGTAGTTGTGAGCAACAGACGATTGGTCACTGCTAACTGTGTTTCCCATAGCACCCAACCCCCAATCCCGAGCCCATCAATGACAAACAAAAACCCCACAATGTCATCGTTTAACCAGTCAGAGTAATGTGGGGGCCAGATGAAATAATGGTCATTGATGATTAGAAACAAGCCAATGGCAACCATGCCAATGGCGAGTGCTGTATGTGTCGGGTGATCTCTGATTTTTTTAAGCATTGTCATCACTTCCTTCCATAAAAATAGCCGCTAGCTTTTGCTGGCGACATAGTCACTGCCTGTAATTTGCTTGTATTGATCTGGAGTGATCATTACCGGTACATAAGGTGTTAAATCAATCCCCCAACTGTAAAGTAGTGCACACTGATCATAATTAGTCACTTGATTTCGCCGCCTTCAGCTGTGCTACTTCAAGAGTAAGCGCAGCAATCATCTGCTGTTCAGGTGACGGCTCAGGTGTAGGTCTGGCAGCATCTGGATCATAACCAGAATCAGGAACGACTTGGCCGTCAATAATGCTGGCGTGGTTCTCGTAAAGACCATCTGTGCTATCAATTTCAATGATTTGCTGACCATCATCTGTTGACCCAACTGATCGTGAGTCATTCATATAGGCCCAGTTAAGTAACCTATTGTTATTATCTGTCCACACTTTTATTTTCATTACTTAATCACCACGTCATCTGTTGGATAGTCATCTTGGGTCGTAAACGTGAAAGTCCCATGATAATTGTTTGTAGTACCTAGGCTTGGAAACATATACCAACCACCCGATTGGGCATAAACAACGGCAACGGCACCTCTGACATCTGTATTACCAATTACCTGTGCCCAGATATTCCCAAATGGTTTATATCCTGGCCGAATATCTGCAAGCTTTTTCCATGCATTATTATCCGTCACGTCAAAATCAAAACCAACATTAACAAGGTCCCCATGACGACTATAGGTGATATTAATATTTTTAGCATTGGCTGTTGTTAACCCCGTGTCTGTATGATAATAGTCAACTGCATCATGAGCATTAAAGTCGGAAGTGATGTACTTAGCAGAATTACCCAAGCCACTAACTAAGTCTGTTAGCTCAAGAACACCCATTGAAATCCTGCTGGTATGCATTTGTGTTGTTCCGTCTGTCTGCGTAATGTATGACAGTAATCCATCTGGATTTACTTCGGTGTGATAGATTTGACCATTCGGATTGCCATTAGTGTCCTCAATATTACCTGAAATGACATACGAAGCACCATTTAAAGACAAAGTACCAGTTGACTTAACACTTGATCCTTCAATGCTGGCATGTGAAAAAGGAACCTTAATTGTTGGGGAATTAATGAGTGAAGTGTCAATCTCGATTGACTGTAGCTTTTTGATGCTGAGAACCGCTTGCTGGATACTTTGATCAACCCAAGCTGTCCCATTGTAGTATTGCAAGGCTGTTGCATCGTTCAGCGTTGTCCCATGCCACCATAGGTCGCCTTTCTTGGGGCTTGTGGGTGTTCCCAGCTGAATGTAAGTGTATGGCACATCCTCACTTCCGGGAATACCCTGAGGGCCCTGTTCGCCTTTGAACAATGCCCATGAGTATTTTGTTGGATCGGTACTATCTGCTTGGGTCTGGTCAACATACTGGCCAAAATAGGACTTTCCATTACCATCCGTAGTTGAAAAGTCTTGGCTTCCATCAATACTGTTGGCGTATGCGGTATGCAAATAGCTACTCGTTCCCGCAGGCCCAGGCTTACCATCAGCACCATCGTTGCCCTGAATCAGAGCCCATTTCCCGGCGTAATAAGTCGGGTCATCGCTGGGTACCGATGTCGTATTTGACCAATAGGTTGCCATGTACTTCTTGCCAGCAGGGGAAGCGCTCATATTCGTGCCTTGATCGTCATCAGCATAGCGAACCCATGGATAGTATTGAACCGTTTTAGACAAATTTTTAATTTGTTCAGCAAGTTGCCGATATTGGGCTGCTACCTGATCGTGCTCAATTAGGTAGTCTCCCAATGTTGCTGTGTGTGTATCCATCGAATAGCTTGATTTGAGTTCTAGCAAGCGAGCCGACAAGTACAATTGCTCATTCTCGTCAGCTAAATGAATTGTGTCACCAATGTTGATATTTTGTGGCAGCACAGCAATGTCAGTCTCATAATTGACTGCTTCATGATTGTGAGCCTTAAGATCAGAGAGTGCAGATTGAAGCAAAGTCGCTTGCGAAGTAGCCGTATAAGTGACAACACGATTGATATACGCTGCATTGACACTCGGCGAACCACCTTTGGCTAAAAGCCTGCTCCATGTTTGGTTGGCTACCGGGTCTAGCAAAACTCCCTCTTTTGTTAATACGTAACGACCATCGGGATCTGTCCACTGATAACCTTCAAGTGTGATTGGCTGTTGATCAGTGGTCTCGCCATCTTTGCTTTCAGGCGTACCCCCTGTCGGTGTGACGGCCGTATAGAGATCATAAATACTGCCGGACGTCACAATCTTATTGATGTCTTTATCAACATACAGCGTGATGTTTCTATCAGCACCGATGCGCTTATGAATGTTAATTACGCGGCGCACAACCGTTGTCCCTGACACATCGAAACTAAAGTCTAGTTCAGCATTATCAAACCGAGTCGCAACAGATAGAATACGTTTCAAAGTGGTGTCAGACTCGCCAGTCCACTCAAGCGTTCGCTTCAAATTAGTGATCTCGTTAAGACCGATTTCAAAACCTGAGTCATTCGTGAATAGGCTAATATAATCGGCAATCCCCATTGCTTGTGGAGCTTTGTAGGGACCAACAGTCTCGTTAATCAAATCAATACCAGCATCTTCAGCAGTGAATGTTTCCTCGCCAGCAAGTGGATCATGACTTGATTCCATAATTGTCATAAAGACTGCTTTATTGCGCTCATCCATATACAAAATGTAATTGCCACGTGCTGCCATCGTTTGAACCTTAGAAGACAGTTCAGGGGTGAACAGAATGGTTCCTGAATAGGTGCGAGCACCTGCTGAGATAAGCTGATCATCAGTATCATCGACAATGTGGATTTTCCCACCACCGCCAGCAGTTGCAGTCCCTAGCAGATGCCATGATCTATCCACAAAATAAAAATCTTTCATAGCCATGCCTCCTGCCAAGATACTTCAGCCTTACACTGCTTTGCCCAGCTTGATGTGAGCAATTCAATGGTGTTATTTCCGGGCTGAATTTTGAAGCCGCCCCAATCATTGCCGATTGTTTGCAGTGTCCGATCTTCTGCACCATTGACAAGAACACGTCGATTAGCAACATCAATTTTCACAACGTCCCCGTCTTTGAAGCGGTTAGGAATATTGTCCCAGTAATCAACGTTAATCCACTCAAAGTAGCTGTCTTGCCAGTTAATTGACCAACCACGTTGATCGGAGAATCCGGGGAACCAAGCTGTCCAGCCATCGATTGGCACACTAGAGAAGCCTGATACCGTTCGCGTTTCAATGCCACCATCGCCCAAATCAATTCGATCCAAACGGAAGGTTAACTGATC